TGAATGGCATATATAGGCATAGACCCAAATATAGGCGACATAACATTTCAAAGGTTTACTGGCAACGGAAATGACACAGCGTTTACGTTGGCACAAAGCGTTGTTAGCGGTGAGGCACTAATTGTAACAATCGGTAACGTAGTGCAAGAGCCGGGAATAGGCAAAGCCTACACAGCGTTTGGAACAACCCTTACCTTCTCTGCCGCACCAGCTAACGGCGATGTAATTACCGTGCGCTTTTTTGGTCGTGCCGTTGACCAGCCTACTAGTTTTGCAATGGCGTTGTTCAAGTACACAGCAACAGCAAGTCAAACCGCATTTACAGGTGCGGATGCTAATGGCGCGATACTAGCTTTTTCTGGTAACGATGTAGACGTATATCTAAACGGTGTACATCTCGACAGCACAGACTTCACCCCCAGTAACGGGGATACAATTACACTGGCGTCTGGTGCGGCTGTTAACGATGAGTTAGTCATTCGCGCCTTCCGTGCTTTTACAGTTACTGATACAGTTAGCAAGTCTAGTGGTGGTACATTTGCGGCTGAGATTACGGCAACACAGTTTCAAACCACTAACACCACAGTTGATACGGCTGTATTCCGTACCAATGGACAAAGTGTAAGTGAAGATACTACAATAGCATCAACCAAGAATGCATTAGCGATTGGTCCGCTGACCATAAGCTCATCAACTACAATTACTGTCAACGGTAATCTAACAATACTGTGAGGCACAGATGGCTTCGATATTAAATGTAGACCAGATAAGAACTGCGGCAGGTACAAGTGCTATAACAATTAATAGCAGTGGTCTTGTTATACCTAAAGCTGTAGCATTTCAAGTTGAAGCCACTGACACGGACCAAAGTTATACAGCAACTGCTTATGCAAAGATAACTTGGGAAACAGTTGTATTAGACACTGGAAGTTATTGGGATACTACAAATCATAGATATACGCCACAGGTTGCTGGTTGGTATTTGTTTGGTGGCACAGTAAGGGTTAATGTTTCTAGCATTGTAAACTTTATTGCGTTTAACGTAGCAAAAAATGGACAGACAGATGATGGCACACCTTTAATGTCACAAATTCAAAACTCTTCTGCTGATACTTTTGGCAATGGCGAGTATGCACTGCCTACTGGTATGATTCAATTAAATGGCTCTACAGATTATGTTGAGGCATATTTTCAATGTGACGAAAATACAACTTTACACGATCATGCTACCAGAAAGTCATATTTCTGGGGACATCTTGTTCACGCAACTTAGGAAAAACAATGTCAACATTATTTGTAGATACAATAAATGAGAAGACCACAAACAACGGGGTGTATATTCCGGGTCATGTGGTGCAAGCGAAAACTGCAACAAAAACGGACACTCAAAGCACAACTTCAAATTCATTCACAGATATTACGGGGCTATCAGTTAGTATTACTCCGTCATCTACAAACAGTAAAATATTAGTTCTTTGTACGGTTTGCATATCCTCAACTTTTTATTGGTGTCCAGTTCGTGTACTGCGTGATAGCACACAAATAAACGCACCTGATGCCGCTGGTAATAGGCTGTTGGCAAACGGTTGTCAAACAACTCAAACTTCAAGTACTTATATGTTAATGACTGTTCCTGTTACTGTGTTAGACAGTCCTTCAAGCACCTCTGCTTTGACATATAAGGCGCAGTTTGCCGTTTTGTATACAAGTGGTGAGACAGCTTTTGTTAACAAAACAAGTCGTGATGGAGATTATACAGGTGGCTATGACCCAAGGGGTTCTTCTAGTATTACTGTTATGGAGATTGGCGAATGACCAGCATATTAAAAGTCTCCGAAATCCAAGACCCAACGAACTCGAACAGTGCGCTAACGATTGATAGTAGCGGCAGGGTAATTCAAAATCAAAGGCTTTATGTTTTTGCTGATATTAGCCAAACGTCAGGAACAAATGTTTATATCAGTCATAGTGCTGGCGACCCGATAAAGTTTGGCAATGTTCTCTCAGGTACTGCATCTTTGTTGAACACATCCACCTTTAAGTTTCAAGCACCTGTCGCTGGTCTGTATATGTTGCAAGTTGCATTACATTGTAACAGTGGAAGTTTTCAAAGTTCTTTTCATCAAAACGACACAAAACTTGCCGTAAATTTTAATACAGACAGCGAGAGCCAACACACTTCATTTACCTTTAATTGTGCCGCAGGGGATGAGTGCCACATTGAATCAGATGGTAGTGATACTTATTACAATGGCACACTTGGCGGTCAGCAATACACTTGGGCTACTTGGGCAAAGTTAGTATAGGTTATAAATCATGGCATCAGTATCAGAAGCAATCTTAGCACTAGACCCAGACTGCCAGTTCGTACTGCGCGGTGAAGACCCTACAGACGCGATTAGTTTTAACGCGGCCTTTCGTCTTGTAGTGGGTGTGGATGGCAACAACACAGCCATCCTATCCAATGACTCAGATGCGTGGGAAGAGGCAGGAATAACATGGGGCACGGTCAAAACAAAGTTAATTGAACTCAACGAACTGGAGCCAATGAAACTGCTACGCGAAGAGCGCAACCGCCGTATCGCTGAAACAGATTGGTGGGCATCGTCTGACCTTACTATGTCCGCAGAACGCACAGCCTATCGTCAGGACTTGCGCGACATTACCGAAACCTTCTCATCACTTGACGATGTGGTGTGGCCTAATAAACCGGAGTAAGCTATGAGTAATGCCCGTAAACTTGCCAATCTGTTAGGTACAAGCACCACAGTTCCGTCTTCTAAGTTATCTCTCGCAGCGGCTGATATGCCTGCTGGTTCTGTTATTGCCGCAGAATACGCCCGTAAAACAGACCAGCAAACTTTCACTTCTACTTCTTTTGCAGATGTAACGGGACTTTCTGTTACAATGACTCCTGCGTCCACAGGCAGTAAATTTCTTGTTACTGCTTCTGTATATCTTGGCACTAGATGGTGGAACGCAGGCGGTCAATACTTTGGGGTTTATGCAAATTCTACTTTAATTGCAGGAAGTGGAAGTCAAGTTTGGAATATTTCTTATGGGCCAGATGCAGGGAATTCAGAAACTGAAACGCAACAATATTTTGCACAAAGATTGTATGCCCCTAGCTCAACTTCTGCACAAACATTTAAGGTGCGAATAGCAAATGGAAATAGCGGTTATAACGGTTACGTTAATAGAAATTATGGTAGTAGCACTGGGGCAGGAAGTGATGGTGAAAGCTATTTAAGTGTTTTGGAAATAGCAGGCTAATGTTTGGCGAACTGTCGATATCGGAAAACCCGCTTGCCACCCAAGGCATTGTGCTTTTTGGGTCTGAATCGCTTGACGCAAACTTCACGCAGTCAACAGACTTATCCGCCATACTTAGCGGTAGTATGTCGGTTGATGCTTTCTTCTCAAAGGTGTCCGCAGCAGCGGGTACGCTTATCGCTGAAATAGAAATTACATCTAACTTTACACAGACCACACAGGGGCTGCGTTTTGCTACTGGCGTGGCTGACTTAGATTTTCAGTTTGACCAGACAACAGCGGCAAACTTTACAGCGTCTGGTGACGCATCAGTTGATGCTAACTTCACACAGACAAGCACCGCAGTCAAAGTAGCCTCTGGCGTAGCTCAAGTAGACTTTAACTTCACACAAACATCCGCTGCTATAGCTATACTTTACTTGCTTAGTGACCAAACTGCACAATTCGACTACGACCCTTTAGGTGGTTTGCTGCTTAGAACGGGACTGAGTATGGATTCTCAGTTCGAGATTACACAGGCTTTAGGCGGTTTCTTGCGCTTTGCCTCCCAGTCAATGGACAGTGTGTTTATTATGACAGCAGATGGTGCTATACTCTGGGTACAGGTTGACGCAAGTGGTACACCAGAAAGCTGGACACAGGTAACACACACAGGCGATAGCTGGACGGAGATAAATGCAGGCACATCGTCTGAAACATGGACAAACAAGGTGGTATAAATGGCAAGCACGTTTACAACAAACTCAGGCATTGAAAAGCCAGGATCTGGTGAACAGGCTGGAGCCTGGGGCACAACTGTAAATACAAACTTTGACATAATTGACCGTGTGTTAAACGGCGTTGTTACGCTTACTTTGACTGGCACAACCACGACATTAACCACAACGGATGGTCAGCTTTCTGATGGGCATTACAAAGTTTTAGTGTTGTCTGGTTCCCCGTCAGGTACAAACACAGTCACCATAACACCTAACGATCAGTCAAAGCTGTATCTTGTAAACAACACCACCTCACAGTCTGTTGTGTTTACACAAGGCTCTGGCGGTAACGTCACTATTTTAGCAGGAGCATCCGCTTGGATTTATGGCGATGGTGCAGGTTCTGGCGCACAAGTAAGGATTTTACCTGCTGACTTGGTAGGCGATTCGACCCCCCAGCTTGGAGGAAACTTGGACGTTAATGGCAACTCGATTGTTTCTACCAGCAACGCTAATATTAACATTACACCCAACGGCACAGGCACAGTTGCTATATCTAAATTGCAGGCAGCAAGCCTAAACTACCCAACGGCTGACGGTACAAACGGTCAGTATTTACAAACAGATGGTTCAGGTACTCTAAGTTTTTCTACTGTGCCGATTAGCGGCAGTACCTTTACACTAGGTAGTTGGACTATAAGTGTGGTTAGCAATGAGTTGGTGTTTAGCTATAGCGGCACGGGTGTAGCTAAAATTGGAACTAATGGTCAAATTACTTCTGCGAACGATGTAACTGGATTTGGAACTATATAATTATGCCTATTCCTGCTTCTGGCGCAATAAATATGTCTGATATTAGAACCACTTTTGGTGGCACACAACCCGATGGCTTATCTGAATATTATAAAGGTGGCGACAATGTTCCGACTAATGCGACTACAACTAACGTACCCACAAGTGGGGCTATAAGTTTTAGTAATTTTAGAAGTTCGGCAGGGACTTCTAATAGAAACCTTAATTTTAGTATGCGGTATGATCCCTCCGCTAGTTTTTCTGGAGTAGGATTATTAGCTTCAGATTCAGTCACAGGCACACCATATAGTTATTCAGGAAATACCAGTAATAATATACGGTATTATCAACCCGTGTTTCGCGCAGGCACTGGATTTTTAACTACGCTTACTTTTGGAATTGGTCAAAATGAAGATGTTTCTGCTTTAACGGACAACGTAGTTGTGTACGGAGGCACTGATAGTTCAACAGTAACGGATGAGGTATTTAAATTTCAATGCATTTATCACGGAAGTCTTGGAAACACTATGAATTGGAGAATTGATTGGAATGCTGATGGAAGTATAAGCGGTATAACCTCACTTGCAGCATCCATTCCATCTAACCCAACGATGGTAACTTTATATTCCCAAAATATAAACTCAAACCATAGATGGTATAGGTTTTCTGCAAAGTCCCCAGTAAACATTGGTAAACAAGGTCAAATGATTAGTTTAAGTTTATCAAGCACACCGCAACCTACATAGGTGGCACATGCCGTTAACGAAATTACAATTTAAACCAGGGATTAACAGAGAGGTTACTTCGTATTCTAACGAAGGGGGCTGGCGCGACTGTGACAAAATTAGATTTCGGTTTGGCTATCCTGAAAAAATGGGTGGCTGGCAAAAGTTTACCGAAGAAACCTATGACGGAACTGTTCGTGCTTTGCATAATTGGATAGCCCTTGATGGTTCTGACTTTTTGGGGCTAGGTTCTCATTTGAAGTATTATATTGAAGAGGGTCAAACACTTAACAACATAACTCCGGTCCGTTCCACAACGTCAGCAGGTGACGTTACTTTTGCGGCAACAAACGGCTCTACCACTATTACCGTTACAGACACAGGGCATGGTGCCTTTCAGTTTGATTTCGTAACCTTTTCTGGAGCGGCAAGCCTTGGCGGCGTAATCACTGCTACTGTTCTCAACCAAGAATATCAAGTCTCAAGAGTTGTAGATGCAAACACTTATGAAATCACAAGCGCGGTAGCTGCTAACTCTTCGGATTCTGGTAACGGAGGTTCAAGCACCGTGGGTGCATATCAGATAAACGTGGGCCTTGATACCGCTGTTGGTGGCACAGGTTGGGGTGCGGGTCTTTACTATGGTGTAACCAACGGGGCGGCGCAAACAACCTTAAATCAAGGTGGCACTTTATCGGCTGGTGCTACTACAGTTACCGTAACAACGTCCGCTCCCGGCGGTCATCAAATTGTTACGAATGACGTAATACTTATAGATAATGAATTAATGCTTGTTACAAATGTGTCTAGCAACGATTTAACCGTTGTTCGAGGTTTTGATGGTACAGGCACAGGGGCTACAAATAACGTAAACACTTTAGGTCCGACCGCTGCCGCATCACATGCTGACGGATCTGTTGTTAGATTAGCATTAGGCAATGCTGATTCAGCGGATGATTTCTCTGGCTGGGGTGATGCATCATCTGGTGGCTTAACAACGACTACACAAATACGCCTGTGGTCGCACGACAACTTTGGTGAGGATTTGCTTATTAATCCACGCGATGATGAGATTTACTACTGGGACAGAACAAATAATCTGACCACTCGTGCTGTAAAGTTAAATACAATTGCAGGCACAAAGCGAAGTGTTCCAACAAAAGCAAAACAGGTTCTTGTTTCTGACCGTGACCGTCATGTTATTGCCTTTGGGTCTGATGGATTGAATAGCAGTTCATCAGCGACAGACGGTGACGGTGTACAAGATCCTTTGCTTATTCGCTTTTCCGATCAGGAGAATCCAACTGAATGGTACCCTACGTCTACTAACACAGCAGGTGATTTGCGCTTGGGTGCTGGTTCTACCTTTATGCAAGCCGTAGAAACAAAACGTGAAATACTGGTGTGGACTGACACCGCGCTTACATCTATGCGTTTTATTGGTCCGCCATTTACCTTTGGTCTACAGCAGCTATCCAGTAACATCACAATCATGAGTCCAAACGCTGCTGTAGCAACAGAAGATTTTGTTTTCTGGATGGGTATCGATACGTTTTATGTCTACGCTGGTCAAACACAAACGCTACCATGTACAGTTAAAGATAAGGTGTTTTTAGACTTTAACCTTACACAAAAGGACAAAGTAATTGCAGGTGTAAACTCAGAGTTTAGTGAAGTAACTTGGTTCTACCCGTCTGCCAGTGCCACTGATAACGATAAGTATGTTACCTACAACTACAGTGAAAAAGTATGGTATTTTGGTTCGCTTTCTAGAACAGCATGGTTGGACCGTGGAACTCGAAACTTTCCCATAGCTACTGGAAACAGTTTAATATACAACCACGAAATAGGGTACGATGACGATGGGTCGTCTATGGACTCTTTTATTGAGTCAGCAGCAATAGACATTGGTGACGGTGACAAATTTACATATTTACGAAAAGTTATACCTGACCTAACTTTTGATGGATCAACTAACTTAGCCTCTCCACAGGCTACGTTTACAGTTAAGGCGCGTAACAATCCGGGGGCAGATTTTACTAATACACAGGCAGGTACTTCAACAAGAACACAGTCAACGCCTGTTGAAACATATACAGAACAGCTAGACCTAAGAGTTCGTGGACGTTCTTTTGCACTTCGTGTAGAATCAAATGCATTAGGGTCTAAATGGAAGCTGGGTAGCCCTCGTGTAGACATAAGGCAGGATGGTAGAAGATAATGTCAAGTAATCAGGTTGCACCACCAAGACTCCCAGAACCGCCGATCGAGTATACACAGCAGTACATGGCGGATCTTGTGCGTTCATTGCAGGTTTTTATTGAGCAGGAGCGTAATCCGGGTGAGATGCGGGGGACTAAACTAACGCTGACGGATCTACCTACTTCAGCGACGGGCCTTGAAACTGGGTCCTTGTATAACGACAGCGGCACGATAAAGGTTGCGTAATGGGTTTATTTAAGTCATTCAAAAAAATGCTTGCACCTATTGGTGGGGTTGTTGGATTCGCTCTCGGCGGTCCAGCAGGCGCGGCTCTTGGTTCTGGGATTGGTTCACTTGCTGGTGGTGGAGATATTGAAGACGCTCTGTTTGCTGGTGCTATGGGTTTCGCTGGTGGTTCACTTGCCAAGGGGGCAAACTTTGGCTTGGGAACAGGTAAAGGCATTGGCAGTCTTCTTCCAAGTTACAAAGGAAAAGCTATGTTGGGTTTTGGCGCAGCACCAACACAGACTTTAGCAAAAACAGGTGGTTTTGATCCAAGTAAAATGATTGGTGTAGGTGCCTCAGAAAAAGGTAAAGGCATCTTTTCAATGTTTGACGACATGAGCACGGGCACGAAACTTGGGTTGGGTGCTGGTGCGTTGGCACTTGCTGGTGGTTTATTCGACGAAGAAGAAGAAGAAGGTGGCACAAGAAGACCAGAGGGTCCACCGGGTGAGGCATTTGGTACAGTAGTTGGTCCTTTAACTGGTAAGGTATACGATATACCAAACAAAGCAGAGATGGATGAATATAATGAAGAGCTTCGCAGGTTACAAGACCCTGACTTCAGGTATCCAGTTCGTCCTCCCGTTAATCCTCCTATTACTCTTGCTCACGGTGGGGACGTACATGCAGGCGGTGGTGAAGTTGATGGACCGGGTACAGGAACATCGGATTCTGTGCCAGCAAGACTTTCAGACGGTGAGTTTGTTTTAACTGCTAAAGCAGTTAGAGGTGCAGGCGGCGGCGACAGAGACTTGGGTGCTGCAAGGTTATATGATATGATGTCTGAATTAGAGGCGACAGGATAATGGCAACACAAACCGTAATTCAAGAACAAAGACTTCCCGGTTTTCAGGAAGAGTTTCTGAAAGACATTTTTGCGCAAGCAAAAGCTCTTAGGGAAACACCGCAGCCATTTGCAAAAGAACAAATGGCTGGCTTGTCTCCGCAACAGATGCAGGCGATACAGGCAGCGCAGCAGGGTATTGGTGCGTATCAGCCATTTTTAGATCGCGCACAAGAGTATGCCGCTCCCGGTGGTGTAACTCAGTTTATGAACCCTTTTGAGAATCAAGTTGTCCAGCAAACAATGCAGGACATTGCAACTCAGGGTCAAAAAGCGCAGCAGCAACTTGCTGGTTCGGGTGTAGCATCTGGTGCGTTTGGTGGTTCACGATTTGGTGTGGCACAAGCAGACCTAGCTGGTAAGACATTAGAACAGCAGGCGCGATCTGCTGGTCAAATTCGTCAACAGGGTTTTCAACAAGCGCAGCAGGCAGCGCAG